GTAACTTTAAGACCTATGATGAACTCAAAGAGAAACTGAATAGGGTGTTAACGGGTACACAAAGCGCCGTAACTGCCGACCAAATAGACCTCCCACCTCAGGCGGCACCAACGGTGAAAAGTGAAGAAATGCCGGCTATGTCCTCTACTGTTAATATGCCAAGTAGTGAACTTGATAATGATGAAGATGATACTTTATCATACTTTAGCAAATTGGCAGACGAAGACTAGTATCTCTCTCTCGAGCATCTTACTTTGGAAAGGGCGCTGAAAGGCGCCCTTTTTTATTGGAAAAACCATATAAATAGTGGTATGGCAATTAATATATTTGAACCACTAAAAGATTTACAAGACAACCAGTTGAAGTCTGCTCGTTGGTACAGAAACGCTGTATCATTGATTACTGATAGAGTAAGTGCGAGTAAACTTATGAATGACGGCAAAGTATTAGGCAGACCTAGTGCAGGCCGTATGAGTATGTTTTATTATGACCCCAAGACGAAGGCAAAACTACCATTTTATGATACATTTCCACTAGTATTACCTGTTGATACATTTAGAGGTGGTTTTGTTGGTCTTAACTTTCATTATTTACCATATGGGTTAAGATATAAATTATTAGAAGATTTACAAGCATACGCAAGTAACAGTAAGTTTGATAGAAGCACAAAACTACAAGTGGGTTATTCTAATCTAAAAGGTCAAAGTATAATTAAACCAGCAATTAAAAAATACCTATGGTCGCATGTCAGGTCAAACTTTTTAAGAATTGATGTAGATGAGATGGCGATTGCTTGTTATTTACCAGTAGCACAATTCCAAGGTATGAGTTTAGGAAGAGTATTCGCAGCTGCAAGGAGAATGATATAATGTGGATTGTAATTTTAGATTGGTACTATAGTAAAATAGAAAGTATCGCAGTTAAACTATCAAACTATGCATGGCATAAAAGATGGTGCAATAGAAAAGACGGTACAGGTTATAAAAAGGGCAAGTAATGGCAATTTTAAGAGGCGGTAGAAGAATTGGTAACTTTGACATTAGAGTAGGATTTCCTAGAGATAGGTCATTACAAAATGTCACAGGCGACCCTAGATTAAAAAGAGCACCAGGTAGTGGTAAAGAATCCACTATGGGGCGTTTTATCGCCAACATAAATCAAGGTGAAGGTTTAGCCAGACCAAATAGATTTATTTGTATCTTTAATCCACCAGAAAGATATAAACTAGGTGATGTAGGACAAAAACAAGTAGATTTTGGTCCACCACCTTATCAAAGATTTAAAAGTTACAATCAATCAGATTTAAAAAGAAATATTGGTATGATGTGTAACAAAGTTACTATGCCTAACAGAGATATTAATTCTACAGCATATCAAGTTTATGGACCAAGAAGAGAAATGCCATATTCATATAGTTTCTCAGGTAATATTGAGTTAACATTATATGGCGATAAGTTTTTGAGACAAAGAGTATTCTTTGAAGAATGGCAAAAACTAATTTACGATTTAGGTACTCACGATATGAATTTCTATGATGAGTATGTTGGTTCAGTTGATATCATGCAATTAGGTGCTTTTGAAAGTAATGATGATAGAGATAGAGTAACATATGCAGTTAGATTAACTGAAGTATATCCTGCTACAATAGGTTCTATGGAATATGATTATGGTACAAACGATACCGGTGTCAGCATACCTATTACACTAAATTTTAGAGCATGGTATAATCTATCATCTGACGAATTAAATAAAGCAACAATAGGTTCAGAGTTTGGTGAAGTACCAACAATTAAGGAATCAAAGAATTTTGGATTATTCAGTGGTATACTAAATAAACTACCACCTGAATTACAAAGAACTGGCCGAGATGTCATTAATCAAGTTAAGAGAAGTGTACCAATCGGCAGAGTAACGGGGGGAAGAGTATTCCCACCATTTTTATAATTAACTAAGGAGATATAATGTCATTACCTATATTAGAAACGGCGACTTATGAGTTGACATTGCCAAGTATCGACCAAAAAATTAAATACAGACCTTTTCTTGTAAAAGAAGAAAAAGTATTAATGATGGCGATGGAAAGTGGCAATCAAAGTGAAATTAAGACCGCTCTTAAAAACATTGTACAAGCATGTACATTTGGCGAAATAAATGCTTCGCTTTTACCAACATTTGACCTAGAATATGTATTTTTACAAATCAGGTCTAAGTCAATTGGTGAAATTGCTAAAATTAAAGTTTTATGTCCTGATGACAAAGAAACTTATGCTCCAATAGAGCTAGACTTGTCTAAAGTAGAAGTGTTAGTTGATGATAGTCATACTAACGAAGTGCAAATCAATGACAAGTTAAAAATTGTTATGAAATATCCGACTATTGATAGTGTAGATGCGACAGCAGATGCTGAAAACATGAAGACTGAACAATTGTTTGATATTGTGGGTAACTCTATACACCAAATTGAACATGGTGATGAGGTACACATGGCAAAAGATTACACAAAGAAAGAATTACAAGACTTTATTGAAAGTTTAGCTTCAGTAGATTTTGGTAAAATTCAGAAATTCTTTACATCTATGCCAGCACTGAAACATGAGGTTGAGGTAACCAATCCTAAAACCAACATTACAAGTAAAGTTACATTATCGGGTCTGGCCGATTTTTTTCAATCGCCCTCTCCCACGACAACCTAGAGAATTTTTATCAGGTTAACTTTGCTTTGATGCAACATCATAAATATTCCTTGACGGAATTAGAAAATATGTTGCCATGGGAGAGGGAAATATATGTCAATCTCTTAGTGCAATACATAAAAGAAGAGAAAGAAAAGGCCAGAGAAAAGGCCATGACAAACAGGAAAAACTAGATGGCAGCTAAAAAACTACAAGTCGGTTCTCGTTTTGCAGAATATGATTTAGATGGTGATGGTGTTGTGAGTGATGAAGAGATGGCGAAATCAAAAGAAATGTTGGAGTTAGAACTCCGTGAAGAAAAGGCAGATGCACAAAAACGAATAAGTTGGGTTGCAATCTTGTCAATGATAGTGTTTACAATAGTATTGTTTACACCAATTATATCTGATACTAGAGTGGCTGCTCTTGCAGACTTACTAGGATTATTTTACATTGGTCAAGCATCTATTGTAGGTTTTTATTTTGGTGCTCAAGCATACATGAGTAAAAAATAGGAAAGTAAATGTCAGAGAACAAAGGTCAAACAAGAGGTTCAGCAATAGCAGTTGTAAAGGCTGCTCAAATGTCTGTAGGTTCGGCACTAGTAGGTGCTGGTGCTTCTGCTGGTGGTGGAGGCGGACAATTAGAACTTGATTTTAAAGGACTAAAAGAGGGACAAGAGAAACAAACCTCTGGCATCATGGCGATGCTAAATGTCTTACAGGAACAAATTGCGTTTGACAAAGAGGCATTTAGAAGAAATAGAGACCAAGCAAGAGAGAAAGAAAAAGAAAAACAATTAGCAGCCTCTAACACAGATATGGATATGTCTGGTGGTATTGCTGAAGCATCTAAAGAAATGATGTCACTTGGACCTCTATTGTTAATAGGTCTAACTGCCATTGCTGGTTTTGCAAAAGCATTAAATGTTGATGAAATTCTAAGACTACCACAACAAATCAAATCTATCAAGGCAATGGCCACATTTGCAAAAGGTGTTGGTACTATTGCTACACTAGGTTTTGGTCCTAAGATATTAGATAATTTAAAGGCAGCTGCTAAATCATTCAGATTAAAACCAGATGCATTTTCACCTAAAAATATAGGATTCTTAGACCAAATAAAAGACTTCTTTAAACCATTAACAACTTTCTTTGCTAATGCTAGAACTAATTTGGTCGCTCAAATAGATAGTATAAAAACCGTATTTACAGGCGAAGGTAAATTTGCACAATCATTAAGAAACATTGGCCGTTTCTTTGATGATGCTTTTAAATCAATACAAGTAACACTAAAACCTATAACTGATACATTGAAAAGTGTTTTTGGTATGGGTAAAGAAGGTGGCGCCTTAGCAAAACTATTTGCGCCATTACGAGCAGTAGGCCGTGCAATAGGTAAATTATTCTTGCCAATTACTATCATCATGGGTATCTTTGATGGTGTTGAAGGATTTTTAAAAGAATATAGAGAGACAGGTTCTATTGTAGATGGTATTAGAGGCGCAGTTGTAGGTATTGTAGATGGTTTCATAGGCACATTTGTTAGATTACTTACAGACT